GCCGACCGACAGATCGCGACGCTCGGCAATCTCGCCGATGGTCACGGCGTCAACTGGCGAATCGGCCTCGATCAGTTCGGCCAGCAGCAGCCACAGAGCCCGGTGCTCAGGCGCAGTGAAGTCGTCCGGCCCGATGATCGCGGCGCAACGGTGATAGGCGCGGCTGTCCAGCATGATCGAGCCAAGCACGGATTGTTCGGCGGCGTGGCTCATGCGGCGCGCTCCAGTGTTCGCTGAAACTGGATGCCGTTAGACGTGAGTTCGTAGCCGCCAGCCGGCACCGCTCGCCACAGATTGCCCCATGCGCCAGCAACCGCATTCGCGAACGTCTGGCGCCAGTCGGTGTACCGCTTCGGGTTGTTGCTGTACTTCCAGCGGAACCACTCCCACTCCAGTTCGACGAACTGATAGGGCAGTCCGGCGCGATCTGCTTGGGTGAAAACGTAGTGGTCGGCTGGAATTGCAAGCTCGCCGTCGGGGATCGTCTTCAGCCATCCATTGAAGGTCAGCGCCTTTCGCTTTTCGGCAACCGGCGGGTCTTCCGGCGGCGGGTCGTCGCTTGGTGGATCTTCTGGCAGGCCAGCATCATCAGCAGGGGGTGGCGCAGCCGGAACGGTTGCGCCGGCTACACTTCCTGCTCCTGTTACTGCTCCTGTTACTGCTACTGCTACTGGTTTCGTAACGGTTGCCAAAGGGTTTGGCAAGGGTTCCACTCCAAGCTCCGTCATGTAGCGCCCAAGCCTGCGAACTGCCTGCAACAACATGGACTTAGCGCCGCCTTCAGGCACCTGATCTATCAACTTTGCGGCAGACTTGGCCTGATTCGGGTTCTCTATCGGGTTCCAGTCAAGGAACTTGGATATACACACCCACTTGGACCGCTCATCACGGCTTGCGAAACCGTTTGCTGACAGTTCCGCAAACCCTTTCAGAACCCTTTCAACTGACCACTGAAGATCATCTGCGGCGTAAGCATCCGGCAGACGGAATGCGCCGACTGCGGTGCAGTGCTGGCACGTCAGAAGGTACAGGGCCAACGTCCGGCTATCCTCCGACATGGACCGGAAGTCTTCGCTTGCCCAGATCGCGCAGAAGACCTTCCCGTAGTCACGCATTGCGGCGCGGCTCCCGCTTCGGCAGCCCGAGCACCTTGCGGATCTTCGCCATCTCGCGCGCTGCTACCTTTGTCGGGCGATTGCGTCGGAGCGGCGGCTTGGTGTTGAGCTTTTTCATGCCAACCTCTCGGCTGACCACACTGAGCAAAGGTCGGAGTTGCCAGGTCGACGCCGGGGGGCGTCTAGGCTCTTTGTCAGTGTGGTCAGCGCAGTGGTCATCTTTTTTCCTAATCGGGTTCCGACACCCGGCCGCGGAGCGGCAGTTGCATTGTGCGCCCGGTGCATGGGCGCGTCAATTCACAGCTTTAGGCAGGCGATCACATGCACTGATTCGCCATCGGTCAAATGCATCGACGCGTCAGTGGCGTGGATCTGAATGCTCTCGCACGTCAGCGCCCCGAGTGCGTCCAGCAGATAATCTACCTTCCACGCGGCCGACAGTGGCGCGCAATCCGTCGCGTCCACGATCTCCGTCGATGCGTCGTTCTCGGCGTTGCCTGATGTGATCTTTATTGCATCGCCGAACTCAAGCCGAATCCCGCGGAACTTTTCGTGAGCCAGAACCGCCGCGCGCTTGAGCCCGTCGATCAATTCGACGCGATTGCACGTCGCAACCAACGGCTGACCGGACACCATGCGCTCGTAGTCCGGGAATCGGCCGTCGATCAGGCGACAGGTCGCGACGTTATCGCCACACCTAACCCGGATGGCGCGCTCGCCGATACTGATCTCGACGTCGCCAGAATCGAGCATGCGCGCGATTTCGATCACGGCCTTGCGTGGCACGATGACCGAGCGCAAGACCTCGCCAGAGGCGCCAGCGTAGGCCAGACGATGACCGTCAGTCGCAACGCACCGGATGCCGTCTGAGCGGATCTCAATCACGGTACCGTTGAGGTAGAAACGGACGTCCGAAACAGCCATCGCGAAATCGACGCGATCGAGTAGGCCGCGAAGTTCTGCCGCCGGGGCCGTTACCGTCGACTTGTAGTCATTGGCCAGACTCGCCGGGTATTCGCTCGCCGGCAGCGTGACGAGCTGATGCCTCGAACGACCACACTTCACAATCAGCTTTTCGCCCTCGGTCGCCAGGCTGATCGGCGCGTCAGCCATCGCCTTGACAACATCCAGCAACTTGCGCGCAGGAACCGTGATCGAGCCGTCGGGACCGTCAACCGGGATCGACGAGACGAGTTCGGATTCAAGATCGGAGCACGTCAGCGACAGGCGGCCGGCGGTGACGTTCAGCAGGACGTTGGCCAGAATCGGCAGCGTGGACTTCGGATTCGCGACCGACACGACGCGCGACAGTGGCGCGAGTAATTCGGCCTTGGTGCAGGTGAGTTTCATGGGGTTACTCCGTGTTGCGCGAGGACTTCCCGCGCGGATGCGATCAGGTCGGAAACTTCGCGCTCGTCGGCCTTGCGGAGTGCGCGCGGCGAGAGGGTGCGGCAGATTTCGCGGAGGATGGTTTCGTAGTCAGCAATCTGCGCCTCTGCGGAAATTGCGTCATCGCGCGCGCTTTCGGCCTCACCTTCCGCGTCGTCAACCTCCTTGTGCAAATCCTCCAGCTTGTCCACCAACTTCGAGGCAAGCACGGCGTAGGAGTCCCACTGGCCGATACCGGCCTCGGCGGCAAGTTCGGCGAGTGCATCGTGGTCTTCGTCGTCAAATTTCATTTTCCATCCCCTCAAGTAAGTCTTCGTTCTGCACATCAAAAAGCACGCCCTTTGCGCCAAGCTCGCAATTTTTCGCGGCCTGCCGGAAGTAGCTAGCCTTGAGTTCAGCGCCGATTGCGCGACGGCCAAGCATCAGCGGTGAGTACACCTCGGAACCAACGCCCATGAACGGCGTAAACACCGTTTCTCCGGGGTTGCTGCGCATGACCACCACGCGGTCGATCACGTCCAACTGAAGCGGATGCACATGCTTCTCGTCGTCCGACTCGCGCGCCTCGCGGAACGGCAATACGCGGTGCATGCGAATGTCATCCCACACAGACGAGGCGTAACGGCGCCAGATTGACTGGCTGTAGCGGTTCTCGGTTTGCTTGCCAGTCCATCCGCGATACGGCAGCACGTCAGCAGGCAACGGTTTCTCGCCGTAATACTCCATCAATCCGACCGGGTGATGGACCGGGATCGGGTTCTCGCCTGAACGACGGAACAGCAGCAAGTAGTCGGCGCCAGCAACGCCGCACAAGGTCGAATCCTCGATCAACGTTGCGTGCGCGAGATTCTTCTGCATCGTGCGCAGGCGAACGGCAAGCGGCTCTTTCCAGATCGCATGCCGAGCGCAGTATTCCCAGCCCGCGCGCTCGTGGAGTTTGATGATGTCGCCGGGGAAATCGCGGTAGCTGTCACGCCCGGAATTGCTGCGCGGAACGTCCATGCAGTGCACGGCGGTCAATCGCCCCGGCATCGTGATTCTGTGCAACTCGCGAACGACGAATTCATAATGCTGGAAAAACTTTTCGTAGTCGTCGCAATTCGACAGGTCGCGGTCATTGCTGGAATAATGGTAGAGCCCACCAAATGGAGGTGAGTAGACCGAAAGGTGGATTTTATCGTCTGGCATTGACTGCATTACTTCGATGCAGTCACCATTATAAATTGCGTACCGATCCGTGATTACTTGAGCGTTTACAGCCATGATGGCAACTCCTGAGATTTTGTGAACTGCGACGCGCGATCAACGCCAATCGCCCCATTCATTTCTGCAACCAGATTCGCAAACATACGTTCCGCCTGAGCAGCCTTGCGCTGAAGGTTCTTCAGAACCCCGCGCTCGCCTTCGGTCGTCACCATGTCGCGGGTAACCTCGCGCTTCTGCCCGAAGCGCCAGCACCGCCGGATGCACTGGTAGTCCTGCTCGAACGAGTGCGACGGGAACGTAACGACGTGGTTGCAGTGCTGGTAGTTGAGGCCCCACGCGCCGATCTTCGGCTTTGTTATGAGCACCCGGTGTTTGCCGTCAGCGAATCCCAGCAACCGAGATTCCTTGGCGTCGTCGCTGTCCTTGCCGGCCACTTGCACGGCATCCGGGATCAACGACTCCAGCGTGTCGCCCTCGTCGTTCCCGTGGCACCAGACCAGAGCAGGCTCTCCCGTGTGGTTGACCAACTCGGCGACCTTTTCGCATCGCTCGCGGATCGTCCGGCGTCGCTCGTCGCGCTGCTCTTTCATGCCAACAGCGGGCAGCGGAAACAGGTAGCCGTCAGCAAGCGTTGACGCCTCCACCGCGTGCTCACGCTCAATCAGCGCCGGCAACTCGAACGCGCGATCGTCAAAGCCCAGGTCGGACGGCTTGCGGATCGCCCGAGCCCACGAACAGACCCAGCGCCAGAACGGCAACTCGGCGTGTCCCTTGAATCGCCACTTCGCGACCTCGCCACGATGCCGGCCCGTGGCGCTGTTGTTGAGATCGTTCTTGAAGAACCGGTTCAACATGTCCATGTGCCCGAGATAGCCAAGCGCCTCGGATGACGTGCCCAGTTCGATGTAGTCATTCGGCGCGGCTGTCGCAGTCGCCAGCAGTCGAAACTGCATCTTGCGCATGAACTGCGTAACTTCCGCTTTGCGCTTTCCGTCAAAGTTTTTCAGGATCGATGACTCGTCTGCGATGCACCCGGCAAAGTCAGATGAATTGAAGTAGTGCAGCCGCTCATAGTTCGTGATCGTGATGCGGTGTACCGTGCCGTCACGTGACACCTTGGCGCCAATGCCGAACTTTTCAGCCTCGCGCTCCATCTGTGTCGTGACCGCCATCGGCGTCAAAATGATTACGTTGCCGCGCGTGTGCCGCGCCACGTTCTCAGCAAACACAAGTTCCATCGGCGTCTTGCCAAGCCCGCAATCCGCGAACATCGCGGCGCGGCCCTGCGTGATCGACCATTCCAGTAGGGATGCCTGGAAGTCAAACAGGAACGCAGGCATGAATGTCGGCGCGAACCCACACCCAGTCCCCTGCTGCGCCTTCTCGGCGAGAAAGGCTTGATAGTCCATTTCCGTCTCCCCGTCCCTCGGGTTAGACGCTCGGCTGTCGCGATGGGACGGAAACCCGCGACACACTGGCCAGTGCTGCCGAGCGATGAACTAAAACGGTAGCTGCTGCAAATCCTCGCGCCAGTTACGCTCGTTGATCAGTTCCGACAATTCACGCTTGAGCTGTCCTAGCGTGTGTCGCGACTCCTGCGAGCGTCCACCGACAACAAGCGACTGTTGATCGCGATTGTGCTGAATTCGCTGCTCAAGTTCGTATTGAGTCAGCGACTGGTGCGGTCGGTCTGGCGCGGATTTCATGGCTTAAAAAGATTGCCCGCGAGTGCTGGCAGAGGACCACCGCAGGCCCTGCGGCTGCGGCAGTAGTTGGGTGCAGTCATCGCCGACCACCGCGTGCCGGCGAGAGCTTTCGTGAGCAGTGCCCTGGCGAATGGGGTGCTCAACACGGTGTACCGAACGGACCCGCAGCAGCCGGTGTTTTCCCGATAGCCAACCGGGCACCCGTGCAAAGGACGTTCTGCGTTGCTGACTGCATTGAAATTGCGCCACCCGTTGCCGTAGTTGCCCGGCTGCAGCGGGTCGTGGTGCGGGGTGGCGCGGTGAAGGCGGCGTCGTGCGAGGGAATCGAACCCTTCTTCGGGAATGTCTCGGCGCGCTTTCCGAGCCCCAGCGGCCATGCCACGTCACAACGTTGGAAATAGGGTGCCAGCGGGCCGAAGCCCGCCAGCGTGCCGGCATTGGTTACGCCCCTGCCGGCGGGAACGTCAGGCCGCTTGGCGGACTGCGTAGACGTCATCGTTGGCGTCTGGAATTTGGCCCATCGCACCGGACGCCGACTCTCAGCGCTACCCGATGCCGCAGGAACCATCGCGGGCCGTCCATCGCAACTATTCATCCCGTCGAAACCGAGCACCCCCGTTGTGGTGGAGGTGGCGGGAATCGAACCCGCGTCCGAAATGCGTTGCAGCGACTTCATACGGCCATACGTCGAACAACTGGCGCGCCCAGCAGGACTCGAACCTGCAGCCATCGGATTAGAACCCCGATGCTCTATCCGTTGAGCTATAGGCGCGTAAAGGGTGGCCCGCACCACGCCGACGAGGCGCCGAGAGGGGGCAGCGCCGGTGGGGCGCGTGCGGGCCAGGGAACTCATGCTGCCTTCTTGCAGCGGCGAAGGTGCAGCTTGTAGAGCCTGACGGCGACAAAGCCTTTGGGCTCGGACGTCTTGCCGCTGCGAATGTCGCAAAGGCCCGGCGGCTTGATGCCGATCAGGCCAGCGATCTCGCCAACCGTCAGGCCGGCATCCACTAGGTCGTTGATGCGTTGTTGCCATGTGATGTGTTCGTTCATGGCGATAGCATGTTCGCAGCGCCGAACTAATGTCAAGCGGGTGTTGTGGTAATTTTGCGCCGAATGGCGACTAGCCGAGGTAGTGTCTCACTTTGAATTTCGCGCCTTGTACGGGCCGCGCTTCTTCGGCGCCTCTTCGTTCTCGTCGATCAGCGCAACGACTTCTTCCATCGACCACACGTGATCCGACACGCCAGCCGCCATTGCTGGCGTCACGCGCAGCGTCTTATGGATGCGGCCAAAGTTGTAGTACATGAAGTGCAGCGCGACCGCATGCGCGTGGTTCTCGACCTTCTTGGAAAACGCGTTGGTCAGGCGCGTGAAGCGGCGCATGCTCATCCGCATAGTGAGGTTCTGGCGCTCTACGTAGCTTGTTGAGACGAGATCCATGTCAGGATTGCCGGTGATGACTTCGCGGCGCGTCTCGATCACCACTGGCGGACTGTAGCGGCGCTGGCCTTCCGACTCATTACCGTAGATTTTGATCAACATCGCGTAGTCAACGCCTGCGCCGAAAGCATCCTCAACCGCGCTCAAGTACGCCTTGTGCCCATCCGTGGTGAGCTGGACGCGGTTAGCGAGACGCGGCGCCAAGTCCATCATGAACTCGCGCGCTGCACCGCCATCGCGACCGCCAACCATCCACGAAGCGATGATCTTGGTATCGACGCAAAGAGCCGTCCACGTCCACACGTCGCCAATGCCCGCTCCCTTGTGCTCGGCGGCGACGTGATTTTCCTTGGCGCCGACGAATGACCAGATTTCATCGCACTCGATGCGCTTGCACGGCAAGTTGCGCAGTGCCTCGTCCTGGAACTTGGCGCAGGCCGCGCCAGCATCGACGAGCAACTTAGTCACCGTGTTGATCGACACATCGGCGATGCGCGAGACGGCGCGCAGTGAGTTGCCTTCGACCAAGAGGCTGAGGATGAGTGCGCGTTGCTTTGTGGTTAACTTGTTCATAGTGAACATTATGCTTGATCGCTTACGGATGTCAAGAACTTTTAGCGTCCTGCTTTACTTTTATCGTGCAAATGTGCATCCTACGCAAGTCGCACAACAAATCAAGCAGGCATTTAGATGGCCGATCCAGACATCCGCAACGAAGTCATTGCGCTACAAATCCTGACCGCCAGCACACCGTTAATGTTCTGGAAAGGGTTCCAGGCGCGAGCGCAGAGCGCCTACTCAGATGCCTACAGTGCGGTTATGGCCGACACGCAGCTAAACGACACTCAGCGCCTGAGCAAGCTCTACCAGGAGCGGCACTTCAAGATGGAATGGTTGCTCATGGACGAAGCCAGGAAGCACGGAATCGATGCGTCCGACAGACTGATCGCAAGCAACAGTTGCTCGTACGCGCTGGCAGGTAGCGGCCCTGTCCAAATGACGCAGAAATACGTTCGAGATGCCGGCTCGATGCCCAGTCCCGCAGAATTCAGAAAACAGTTGGCCGCGAGTCAGGATTTCCATCGAAACCACGGGCTCATGTTCGGCGACGAGCCGCAATCTCTCTTCATCGTGAAGAAGATCAACGGGATTATCCTCCATAGTCCTGTTGGCAAATCGTTCGATGCTCAACAGCAAATACTTGGCGCAATCGGGTTTTACATTCCGCACAGCGATTTCAGCGGGTGGGCCGTTCGGCTTACCTTCCCACAAATTTTTTCTAATTACGCTCCGGAATTGCCGCAAAAAGATGTTGTCACACCGATGGTCCGCCGTTCCGCCATAAAGAAAGCTGAGGGCGAAGAATGAGCCCAGGACTTCCAGGATTCAATGGTGCGCGGCTAGCGGAGGCCCGTCTGGCACGCGGGCTGACCGGCGTAGCGCTTGCTGATCTAGTAGGGGTCACTCCTCAGGCGGTATCTCAATATGAGAACGGACGCTCTTCCGTGCGCCCTGAGATTTTGTCGGCCATGGCAGATAGGCTAAATCTTCCGCTTTCATATTTTATTCGAGATGCAGCCGAGGAAGACGGTGCGCCAATTTTTTGGCGATGCAGAGCAACAGCCTCAAAAGTTGCGAGAGAGCGCTCTGAGATTCGGCTTATCTGGCTTAGGGATATAATCTCATACTTGGGTGAGTATCTGGACTTCCCCAAGCTCGATCTTCCAAAACTCAACATTCCGACGAACTTTAGGGACATTACGGCGGATCATATCGAGAGCGCCGCAAAGGCCGTGCGAGATCACTTTGGGGTTGGTAGCGGCCCAATGCCAGATCTCTTGCTAGAGCTTGAGAACCACGGAATCATCGTTTCCAGAATCAACATGGGAGCGGAAAAGCAGGATGGTTTTTCACAAATAAATAGCAAGACCGGTGTTCCATTTGTCGTGCTTGGGCGAGACAAAGCGTCTGCGGTTAGGCAACGATTCGACGCAGGGCATGAGCTTTTTCATCTATTGGCGCACCAAACTGTAGAGAATAAAAGGCTAAATACTAAAGCAGACAACAAAATAATCGAAGATCAGGCGCACCATTTTGCCAATGCGCTACTGTTGCCAGAAAAGCAATTCATGGAGGAGCTTTGGGCGCCAACGCTCGACGCCATGCTTGCGCTAAAGGATCGGTGGAAGGTTTCGGTAGCAGCGATGATAAAGCGCTGTGAAATGCTTGGTGTGCTAAGTCAAGATAGCTGCCAGCGAACATGGATAAATTACAATAGGCGCGGCTGGCGCAGCGGGGAGCCTCTCGACAATAAGATTGAAAAGGAGCGACCTCGCCTCTTGCGAAGGAGTGTAGAGCTGATTTTGGCAGAGAAACTACAATCAGTTTCTCAGATAGTGAGCGCGCTCAATCTAAACGCTCAAGATATTGAAGAGTTGTGCGATTTGGACCGTGGATTATTGTCGCGCGAAAACTCTGATGCGAAGGCGATGCCTAAGCTGAAGGGTGAGCAAATCGACAGCAATGTTGTGACGCTATTCCGCAGGCGGTGACCATCTTGCCTTCGCTGCCTTTTTGGCAACCTCCGAGCGTTGCTCGGAGGTCATGGCCTTCGCCCGAGCCTTCCCGCCCTTCAGCCCGCCCTTGCGCCCAAGCGCAACGGCGGCAGGGTCTTTGCCGTCATCCACGGGTGTTGATTCCGTAGCCCGGCCGGTTGCGAGGTCTACAATCTGTTTCGCGAGTTGATTGGCGTCTCGCGGTCGCCTTGGGGTCTTGGTCATCATGCCGCCAACCTTGGCACGGCGTGCCTGAGCGGTCAAGCATCGCGGATTTCAAACTGAGACACTACCCTAGCCGACGAGCGGTTGCTGTCGGGGTGTTGAGATAGTAAACTGAGCGACAGAAACAAGAACGCCCGCGCGATGCGGGCGTCTTGTGGATCGGGCTGATCTTGGCAGGCCACCCGAACCGGATGCTGCAGGCGCAATTCTACACGACACATCCGATTCGTCAATCTCGCCAAATGTTAGCCGATCCCGCAAGGGGAGCGCGTTAGCTGTGGGCGGTTCATTGGTGGTGTCTGTCGCCTACCCCGTAAAGCAGACATGCAACACTGTCGCATAGGGGCGCTTTGCAGTCGGCGCCACAACGCGAGACGCGAACACCTGGATAGCGGACACCTTGGGTGACTAGTCGGAGTGCCAGGACGGCGAACCGATCAGGACAGTTCCGAAGCGACAGGACAACGCCAAGGCAAGAACGCCGCGGCTAAGACTTTCCCCGTAGGTGTCCCAAAGACTGCTTTGTCGGCGCTTGCCAGAAATCAGCGCAGCGCCAATTTCATCCTCCCGACAAACGGTAGTTGCGTTCGCTGCGGCGAATGCGTAGTGTTAGCCCAACACCACAGCGAGGGGCGCACGAGATGCACAAGCCGAACCCGGTCACTAACGAAATACTCGATTCAATTGCCGGCTTATGGTGCGGCGCACGCTGCTGCGACCACCGAGACGGCCGGATAAGCCTGCTTGCGTTCCCGATGGGGCCGGGATTCGGAAACATCCCGGCACTGTTTGGAGCGATCCGAAAAACCGTATCGGTTTTCGGGATTGTTTCCGAAGAATCTGGTAGCGACTGGATTCGTCTGCACTTTGTGATTGCCTGACAAGTTTTCCCATGCGCCTAAAGGCGCATCGGCAAGCCGGGAAATGACCGCCATGACCCTCGCAACCATCCTCTGCCTACTCCTAGCCGCCGCATTCATGGCAGCGCTTGAGGAATGGCACAGCCGCCGACGAGATCGGCAATCACGGAGCAAGTGAAATGAAATTCATCACCCGCCTGTTTCGCAAAGAGCCGCGCCCGGTAACGCCGGAAACGCATATCAACAATGTGCTGCACATCGAACGCATCCGCCAGCGGCATTTTTTCAACGTCATCGAGCGTGCCGTTTTGCGCAGCGAACTGAACCGCAACAACATCGAGCGCGTGATGCACAACGCTCGCGAGATTTGGGCGAAACACCGCGACGGCATCCCTGGTTACACGGTTCAGCGCGACTGTGAGCGCATGGCGTTGGACTACCTCGATTTGCGGGTAACGTATCAGCGCAACGACCAGCGGCCCGCGCCGAGTCGGCCTTGGTTGCCTGGGGCGGCATGATGTACGACCCGCAAATCCACGTCATCAACGTCGATGGCCGCGTGCTGATCGCCACATACGCGTCAGCAATGGTTAGCGCGACATTGTGTGTCAGCACAGATGGCGCGCAAAAACTGGCTGCAGACATAAAGGCAGTCTGCGCCCAGATCGAACAGAAGCAAGCGGAGGCGGCATGATTTTCGCCCGCGCACGTCCCGGAGTGGTCCAGGAATCGCCGCCAGACGAGCCGCTGCAATCACTGACCGATGCAGCGGTGTCGATGACTGATAGCGGAGACATTGGCGACCAGGAACCATTGGCCGTGATGGACCTTCTATCGACAATCGAAACCCATGGCGCAGCGTCCGCAATCCTGCGAGCAATGCGTGGGCTCGATCCTCGGCCTGGTGCTTTGCAGGCGATGGAGCAAGCGTTTGATGAGATTCGCGGGCGGCTGGTTGAGCTGGCGACCGATGTGATTTTGGCTGAGGCTGACGATTACACGGACGCGGACTAATGGAAATCGGCGAACACGCTAGGGCCGCACGTCTGGCCGTCCGACTGTCGCAAGGTCAGGTCGAGTTAATGACCGGAATCAAGCGGTCGCAGATTAGCGATATTGAGCGCGGTAAGCATTGGCCGAATATCCGCACGCTGATCAGGATGGCAGAGGCATACACGCTGCCGGTGTCGGTGATAATCGGCGAGATGCCGATACCTGACGAGATCATCATTAAATGCAGTCGTGCTGTTATGGTGCGGCGAACGGGAGTATGAAGTGGGAAATTTAGTTGAAACTCAGGCGCCTCAGAACGCGATTGCGGCAACGCCTACGCCGTCAGACCTGTTGCGCCTTGCTATCGACAAGGGCGCCGATCTGGATCGCCTAGAGCGGTTGATGGACTTGCAAGCCAAATGGGAGGCAGGACAGGCGCGCAAGGCTTTCACGGCGGCAATGACGGATTTGAAATCGCGCAATCTGATCGTGCGCAAGGATAAATCGGTGGCGTTCTCGGGCACCGCCTACACGCACTCATCGCTTGCAGAGGTCGTCGAAACGGTCGTGCGCCACATGGCCGATGCTGGACTGTCGCACCGCTGGACCGTGGCGCAGGAGGCGAAACAGATCACGGTTGCCTGCGTGATCACGCATGAACTCGGCCACTCCGAGCAAGTGGTTATGACTGCGGCGCCAGACGATAGCGGCAAGAAAAACGCCATACAGCAGGTTGCCAGCACAGTGACCTATCTGCAGCGGTACACGCTCATGGCCGCATGCGGGCTGGCATCGCGCGATATGCCGGACGATGACGGGCGCGGATACCAATCAGAGCCGGTATTGAGAATGCTTGACAGTGAGCAACTGGCGACGCTTCGCGACTTGATGCGCACCACAAGCACCAGCGAGCCAGACTTTCTGCGCTATCTGAATGTCGGCGTGGCGGTCATTGAGCAACTGCCAGAGTCACAGTATCGGCGCGCAAAGTCTGCGCTAGAGGCAAAGGCAGCAAAGCAAGTCAAGGACGCCGCGCAATGATCATCATCAACTGCACCCAAGGCTCCCCAGAGTGGCACCAAGCGCGTGCAGGCGTGATCACAGCCAGCATGTTTGCCGAGTGCCGCAAGCGCGTCGGTGGGCTCACTGAGCAACAGGCGGTCTACGTTGATGCAATGCGACTGTATGGGAACGAATCAGCCGCCCGCGAGGCCGCTGGATACAAGTCGCCGCCGAAGGCGAGCGCAATAGCTAAGGCGCTTGCCGGCGAGCCCGTTGGCGATTTCTCCGACGCGGCCAAGGCATACGCGTTCCGTCTAGCGATCGAGCGAATCAGCGGCGAGCCGCTGGACGAAGCCGACCAGTTCCAGACCTACGCCATGCGTCGCGGCCAGCAACTTGAGTCAGCGGCCCGCATTGCGCACGAGTTCGTGCATGACATTTCGGTTCAGCCCTGCGGCTTCGTAGTTACCGAGGATCGCAAGTTCGGCGCCAGCGCCGATGGCCTGATCGGAACCGATGGCGGCAGCGAATACAAATGCCTGATCGACCCGACGCGAATACGTGACGTGATCCTGGCGGGCGATATATCGGAATTCACTGATCAGGTGCAGGGCTGCCTGTGGCTCACGGGTCGCGCGTGGTGGCACTTCTGCCTGTACGTACCGGCGCTTGCCAGCATTGGCCGAGAGATAACTGTGTTTCACGTTGCGCGGGATGACGAATACATTGAAGCACTGCAATCCGATCTGCTGAAATTCGATGCGCTGGTCTGCGAATATGAATCGGCGTTGCGTTCCGACAAAACGCGTTCCGCGGGCATTGGGAGGATGGCGGCATGAGCGACTTTCACGCGCGGGTGATGAATATAAAGTGCGACGACAACGAGCCGATCAGGCTTGAATTGTCATCAATAACAGGCGGCTATAGGCAAGGCCATAGCGCCGCCCGCCACGCCGCCGCAGAAATTGCGAATGAGGCGGATCGCGCTATTCGAGATGCTGGCGCCGCCATTGCCTCCAAAGACGCCGAGATCGCGCGGCTGCGGGAGGCGCTTGCGCCATTCGCAGAAATTTCCAAGCACTTTAATGACGGAGAGTCCGGCCTGATTCATGGATGGCACAGCACGAAAGTTGGAAGTTCTGAAATTTCGGTCGAGCATGTTCATGCTGCCCGCGCCGCGCTGGCCGGGGGTGGGGCGTGAGTGATAAAACATCCATTGCAGATCGCGCGGTGCGAGCGCTGGCGAGCGTGGATTCAATTGGAAAATTACTCACATTAAGCGATCCGCACAGGCATCTAGTTTGGACATTGCAGGAATCAGCAAAAGCAATTTTGTCCGAAGCATTCAGTCGCGCAGAGTCAATAGCTAACCTGGCCAGAGATGCGGAAAGGATATTTCAAGAAATTAAGAAGCAGAAACCATGACCACCCGCTCCCAGCGCTTCGTCCTACGCTCAAACGACACGACCCGCGTCAATGTCCTGGCGAATGCGCAGCGATTCCTTGCCGAGCTGTCTGCGTCGAAATCGTGGCGGGTTGAGGTATGCGAACACCGCGAGCGCCGGAGTGATGCCCAGAACCGCTACCTGTGGGGCGTGTGCTACGCCGAGTTGCAGCGCGCGACCGGGCAGGAAGCCGAGGACTGGCACGAGTACATGCTGGGCGAGTGCTATGGCTGGGAGACTGTCGAAATGATGGGCCGAAAGAAACTTCGCCCGATGCGCAGATCGTCAAAGATGGACCGCAAAGAGTTTGCGGAGTATGTCGAGTTTATCCAGCGCCGCGCCGCTGAGCATGGCATTTTCATTCCTGACCCAGATCATTTTTACGCCGACCAGATGGCGGCATAGGAGCAACACAATGTGGTTTAAGAATGCATCAGCTTTCAAACTCCCTGCAGGCTACGCGCTGACCGAAATCGAATCAGCGCTGTCGGAACATCCGCTGCGCAGTCCAGGACCGCTGGAACACGAAACGCGCGGCTTTGTGTCTCCATTCAGCCGCCAAGATGGCGCACTGTCGCACGAGTCCAGTCGCTGCACTCTGCTGGCACTCGGCAAAAATGAGCGCCTGCTGCCGGCATCCATCCTGCAAGCTGAGATGGCCGCCCGCATTGCCGAGCACGAGCGCACGACTGGCCGCAAGCCAGGTAAGCGCATGCGCAACGAGATCCGCGAACTGGCACTCGGCGAACTCCTGCCACGCGCATTCGTCAAGCACTCGCGGACGCTGGCCTACTACGACGAAACCTCCGCGCTGCTGATCGTTGACAGCGCCAGCGACCGCGCTTGTGAGGACGTTTGCACCGCTATCCGCGAGGCCCTTGGGTCGTTCCCGGCGCGACCGCTGGCGACTGATGCGTCTATCGCGCTGCTGCTGACCGAGTGGCTTATCAGCGGCAATCTGCCGGATGGCTTCGCGCTTGGCGAGGGCTGCGAGTTCAAAGACCCGACCGACACCGCGTCAGTCGTGCGCTGCCGCAATCACGACCTGACCGCCGAAGAAATCCGCGAGCACGCGCGCTGCGGAAATCAGGTGACGCAGTTGGCGCTGGTATTCGATCAACGTATCGGGTTCACGCTGGACTCTCGGTGCAAGTTGCGCAAGATCGAGTTTTTGGACGTGATCGCCGAGCAATTGGACCCGAACGACTGCCCTGACGCTGACAGTGCGATGGATGCCGAGTTCGCACTTATGTCGCTGGAGTTGCGCCGGTTGTTTGCGCGGCTCAACCAAATCCTACACTTTGTCGATTGAGGCAATCCAATGAGCATTAACGACGGCGGGCCGTTTGTTGATCTATCCGTATTCTGCGCAAAGGGTGATTCGCGCAAGTATCTGAACGCCCCTTTTTCCGTAAGTGGAGGAACGGCTGCAAGTGACGGTTTTGTTATTGCGTGGATAGATGCGAATACCGGCGCTCCGGAGGTTCCTGCTTTATCCGCAAAATCTGCAGAGCATTGCATTTCTATAGCGAAGTCATGCAAAGATGACGACGCCTTTATACGCGCAAATGATGTGCGTATATCGTCTAGAAATTGCGGAGAGTGCAATGGTACCGGGATTGTTAGCGCCAATGAATGCGACGACTGCGACGGCGACGGCTACTTTGTGCATGGCTACCATGACTATGACTGCAAGAAATGCGGTGGAGATGGATTGATCAACATAGCTGGAATTGGCGGGAAATGCTCGGGGTGCGGCGGCTCCGGCAAAAGCATGGTAATGCAGCCGTCGTCAATTGGAAATTTAACTTGGACTGTATCTTCGCATATTATTGCAAAACTGCAGATGCTTCCAAACTGCAAATTGCGTCTATGCGAGGATCGCCCACAGGCTGGTCTGCAATTCATATTTGACGGAGGGTGCGGAATTGTTATGCCGTTAATATCCGCAGCACTGCAGCAAGAACAGGAGCGCGGGCGATGAGCAATAGCACACAAGAAAAGTGCGTCGAATGCGATGGGCTGGGCTATGTCGTTAAGTATGTCGATCCGTACAACTGCGGCGACATTTCAAGTCCGTATGAAGTCCCGTGCGAAGAATGCGCCGCGCTCGCAAAGGCGGCGCCATGAGTCGCTACGAAATTAAAGACGACGGAAAGGTAATACGCATCGGATGCCCTGACGGCTGCATGGAAACTTTGCGGCCAACGGAGCCGGATGTGGGCGTGTATCTGGATGACATTGTTATCGGCGCCATCCGCCAGCAGCAAGCCGACCTCGCGGCGCTGACTGCCGAGCGCGACCAGTTACGCGCAAGGCTGGATGCGGTTGATGCGGCGCCGACTGCTGCATTTATCGGCATTGACAGAAAAGGCATTGCGCGTGCAACGTATTTTCCTGAGCCACACCCGAGTCACGCAATGATGGATTTAGATGCGAAGTTCAGCAAGTGGACTATTCAAGAGCTAATCGCCCGACCGGCAAAGGATGGTGGAGCGTGAACGCATACGCAACAATTCGCGCGGCGCTTGATATGTCTAAACGTGCGTCACGTTATTGCGTGCTTCCAGGACTCGAAAGAAAGACAGACGAGGCCCTAGCCGAACTCGCCGAACGGGAGCGGGCGGCGAGTGCGCCGGTCATGTGGCAATACCTGGACACGCAGCACGTTCAAATTGATCCACCGCCGCCGTCTGACGTGTGGCGCGCACTCTACGCTGCCCCGCCGATTCCGGCTGGCATGGTGGAGTTACGCGAGCCGACGGAGGATGAGTGCGAGCGGATAGGCGCTGAATTTCATCGCCTGCTTAATCGAGATGAAACCAGTCTTGGCCGCGATATGTTCGACGCCGTTTCAAAATGGCTCAAGGGGGAGTTGTGATGTGTAATGAATCACGCGCCACGTTTCTACGATCTGAACTTGAATACCTAACAACCCGTGCAATAGACGAAGTAAATCTACAGCCTAGCTGGGATCGCGCAAAACTCGACGGCATACGTCGTGATGACATTACCTTGATTAAGAAAGAATTAGCCGAGCTGGTCAAGGGGGAGTTGTGAACATAGGAGAAACTTTGCTTAACGCATGCATCAGGAACGGCGTATCAATGGATGCGCTGACTGATATTTGCAAAATCGCCGCCCGCGCAGACGCCCGTATCGCC